GTAACGTACCATGATCGTGACGGTGTGAGTGTTGAGCACCTCGCCGTTTATCTCTTTGCGCGTACCGGATTTATACCGGACACACGCACGCTTCTTGAAAGCTTCCATCCATCTCTCAGACGTACCGCCCAAAGCATCGCGAATCGTCTGGGGATGTAGAAAACTTATAATGTCTGTCAATAGTCCCGCCTGCATTATGTATATCGTTTTAAGGGTTGAAGTAAGAAGGCAATATGACCAGGAATGATATTAGGCGTGGCGAAAGTTATATCTTCACGGTTCGCATAATAGTTTGCAGCTATAATACGAATGGCATGCCAGATTCGCGGGTCTATCCGGTCGTCTTTAACGAACGATTCAATCGGGGCATTGAGATAAGCCTCGATACTGAGTTGTACCGGAATGATCAACCCCTGTATATAAGCGTCGTCATTGTCGAAATCAACATTAAGATGTTGCTTTAACTCTTCAAGTGTTACGTATTCTTTCATCTTTTAGAAATGAAGAAGGCCGAGGCCGAAGCCCCAGCCTTTGATTAATACTTAGTTTGGTCGTTATGCTCCGGCAGATGAAGCTGCTTTCTTTGCTACGGCAAAAGCTTCGCTTCGCGCAGTCACAATATCATAATCTGAGTTTAACACGAAGTTTACAATATTGCTTTTGGCTTGTGTATAGGGGTCAATCACTAAGTCAATATCGCCAAACTGCCCGATGGCAACATAAGAGAACACACCAAAACCGATAGTATCGGTTGCCATATAGGAGGTGACAAGTACCGGATAACCATTAATCTTACCATCTTCAAGAATCATTTTAGGTGATCCTTTTTCAATCGGAGTTGATTTTAGTTGTCCATAAACAGCCGGAGTACAAACATATGCGGCAGTTCCGTCGGTTACATCGACACCCTCAGCCATAACCGCCGTTTCCAATGCGACAACATTAGCAAAAGACGGGGAGTCTGTATACGTTACAGAAGCGTCTTTAACGAATGGGCCGGAACTGGCGCCTTCTAACTGTGTACCTGAAAACATCCATTTGTTCAGAAGTCGTGCGCTTCCCAGTGAAATTTGTTTCAAGACAACATCTTGAAGCGAGTAATTAGTCTGACTGATAGCCCGTTTTGACACCGGAACAGAGATAGACACACGCTTAGGAGTGGATTTTATTTTTCCGAGTGAAAGTTTTGTATCTCCAATTGCGGCGTTTTCACCCGCAATGCTGGCCTCAATAGCCTGTAAAGTGGGGAATATAAGTTCTCCTACAAGCCCGCTTTGCATTTTGATACCCAGCTTATTAATGATAAGCCCTTTTCCCAGCGGGTCAATGATTTCTCCGATTGTAACAGGCACGATATCAGCAACGGTAGCTGTATCGGTCACAGTCAAACCGCGTTCAACTACTTTGATTCCGTCCTCAGTGACAACCCCGTTATAGTCATCAAGTGATCTATGATATACCACA